GACGCAGGCTTCTCATGGAGCAAAGATAAGGTAGCGGGTATGGACAACGACAGAGCAGCGCCAGACGAACTGAAGGTCGGCGACTTTGTATCGTGGAACTCTTCAGGTGGAAGAGCGCGTGGACGCATCGAGCATATTATGCGCGAGGGTGTTCTGGGTGTGCCTGATAGCGACTTTTCGATTGATGCGACTGAAGATGACCCAGCCGCTCTCATCCGTATTTATCGTGACGGGGAAGAGACCGAAACATTGGTCGGCCATCGCTTCTCTACGCTGACTAAAATATCGGAGATTAGGGCGTATGACGAAGAGCGGCCATATCCTAACGAGCATGCTGCAAGAATTGCTGACCCTGATCGCTTTGATGATTTTCGGCGCGATAATGACGCTGGTGGCAGCGGTATTGATTATATTTATGGTATTTTGGCTGCTGGTGACAGTGAACTACAGTCTATTCGATTTGATAAAAACAAGTTTAGTGCGGCTGAAGCACGGGCTTGGTTGAGTGAAAACGATTTTAACGCTATAAAGTTCGAAGAAGCCACTGAGGAACGTATTGTGGAAGACACACCAGAAGTTGCTGTTGAAGAGCCTGTAGAGGCTCCAGAGACAGAAGAGCAGGACCGCAAGGCTGCTCCAGAAGTTGTGCATCGTGCGATGGACATGGAAGCCAAGATTGTCGATGAAGACAAGCGCACGGCTAACATTGCCGTTTCATCTGAACTTCCCGTTGCACGCTCATTCGGCAATGAAATTCTCGTGCATGACGCGAACGCTGTAGACATGGAGTTCCTGAACTCTGGCCGCGCTCCGCTTCTGCTCGACCACGACCATTCACGCCAGATTGGCGTTATCGAATCTGTCAGCCTCTCGGATGACCGCAGACTAAGAGCCAAGGTTAGGTTCGGACGTTCTGCTCTAGCCCAAGAGGTCTTTCAGGATGTTGTCGATGGTATCCGCTCGAACATCTCGGTCGGCTATCGCGTCAACAAAATGGAAAAGGCTGGTGCGGATGAATACCGCGTAACTAGCTGGTCTCCAATGGAAGCAAGCGTTGTAAGCATTCCTGCCGACACGTCTGTCGGCGTGGGGCGCAGCGCTGAAGCGACCAACCCCGAAGCGCCCGTAAGGGCAGAACCTACTATCAAACAGGAGGACACTATGTCCGAAGAAGTGAACCTGGATGAAGTTCGGGCAGAGGCCGCTAAAGCCGCTGCGAAGAACGCATCCGAAATCCTCGCTCTTGGTGCAAAGCACAACAAGCGCGACTTGGCCGACAAGGCAATCGCTGAAGGCCGCAGCATCGAAGACTTCCGTGGCATCGTTCTTGATGCAATGGGTGAAGCTGCAATCGTTTCCACGAGCGATCAGGACGTTGGCCTGACTGCCAAGGAAGTGAAGCGTTACTCAGTCATGAACGCTATCCGTGCGATGGCATTCCCTGACTCGCGTGAAGCTAAAGAAGCTGCTGCATTCGAGCGTGAAGTAAGCTCGGCTGCTGCCAAGCGTTATGGCGTTGAAGCACGTGGCTTCATGGTTCCAACCGATGTTCTCGGTGTCTGGAAGCGTGACATCAACACTGGCGATGACAACGAGCTGGTCGGCACTGACCACCTCGCATCAGAGTTCATTGATGTGCTGCGCAACGAAATGTCAGTCATGCAGGCTGGCGCTCGTATGCTCAACGGCCTTCAGGGCAACGTAAACATCCCGAAGAAAGCAACCGCTTCGACGGCTGCTTGGATCAGCACTGAGGGCGGCAACGCCACTGAGAGCGAGCCAACCTTCGCGACTGTTTCGATGACTCCGAAGCAGCTTGGTGCATTCACCGACATGACTCGCCAAGCAATCCAGCAGTCAAGCCCGGCAATCGAATCGCTCGTTCGCGACGATTTGACGCAGGCTCTGGCTCTTGCGATTGACGCAGCGGCTCTCGAAGGTGCAGGCACTGGCGGTGCGCCAGAAGGTCTTCTGAACATCTCTGGTCTGACGAAAGTTACGGCTTTCGCAGCGGCTGTTCCGACCTTCGCTGAAATGGTCAGCCTCGAAACCGAAGTTGCAGAAAACAATGCACTTCGCGGCAACCTCGCTTACATCACAGACGCAGCCACCTACGGCGGTCTGAAGACGAAGGCGAAGGACACTGGCTCAGGTCTGTTCGTTCTGGAAAACGGTGAAGCTAACGGCTACAACGTAATCCGTTCGCAGCAGGGCACTGCTGGCAACGTCTACTTCGGTAACTTCAGCGACCTGCTGATTGGTATGTGGGGCGGTCTTGACCTTATGGTCAACCCATACGCTCTCACACCAACTGGTGGTCTGCGTATCGAAGCGTTCCAGACGGTTGATGTGGCAGTTCGTCACATTGAATCGTTTGCTTACGGCAACGACACTGCATAATGATTGGGTGGGGAGGGGCTTCGGCCTCTCCCCCTCACTATTGAGAGGTAGACATGGCTAAATTCAAATTCACCAAGAATATCGTTCTGGATGGCGATGTGTGCCGCGCAGGAGACGTTATTGATGAGTCAAAGTTGTCTCCTTTGCAGGTTAAGCAGTTTCTGTATTTCGGAAAGATGGTTCCTCACGATGAGGTAGAGATTAAGGTGGCTTCGGTTGATATTGAGCATCGCGATCCGAAGCCTGCCAAGAAGCGCGGTCGTGCCCGCAAGGGTGACTAATGGCCGTTGAAACCAATGATGACCTGCTCGATTTTCTGGAGCTAGATGACTTTGCTACCACGGCAACATACACGCCGTCAGGTGGTGCGGCATCAAGCGTCATCGGTATCTTTGATAACCCCCAGGCGACCCGTAATGCCAGCGACTTGCTCGGCATCACCATTCCAGAGCCGCGCTTCGTGTGCCGCACCTCCGATGTGCCGAATGCAGCAGACGGAGACGCGCTTACCGTCAACGCCACGAATTATACTATTCGTGTTGTCCTGACAGATGGCGTGGGCATGACCACGTTGGTGCTGGAGAAAGCCTAATGGCGCACGTTCGTCAGCAAATACGCAATCAGGTAGCGACAACAATTACCGGGCTGGCAACAGGCGCAACTGTTTACAAGATGCGCAAGTTCTCGCTGGATGATAGCGCGCTTCCAGCCCTGGTGGTTTACTCCAATGATGAGGTTAGCAACCTTGTTACTGTCGGGACGCGCACGCTTAATCGCTCTGTGACGATTGTGATTGAGGTGATTGCCCTTGGCTCATCCACCAGCGTCTTTGATACAATTGACACCATGTGCGCCGAAGTTGAAACGGCTGTGGCTAATGACTTCACTGTGGGGGGGCTGGCTAAATCTGCTATATTGCGTAGAACAGACACCGATGTGAATACCGATGGAGACAAGGCCATAGGCGTTGCAACAATGAACTTTGAGGTTCAATATGTCACCAGCATAGGTGATGCGGAGACTGCACGATGAGAACTACCCTATTCAACAAAAAGGGCGACTATATTGTTGTCCCTAGTGACAAAGTAGAGTATCTGGAAGGTAAGGGATGGTCAAGCGACCAGCCCAAGGCGAAGCGCAAGCCTAAACCCGAAGCGCAAATTGACGAGGAGACTGAGTAATGGCAACCCACACTGGCAGCGAAGGAACCGTTCATGTCGGTGCAAACGCCATCGCTGAAATCCGTAGCTACAGCATTGAAGAGACTTCTGACACTGTAGAAGACACCTCTATGGGCGATAGCTTCCGCACGCACAAAGCAACGCTGCGTAGCTGGACTGCAAGCGTAGATGTGTTCTGGGACGAGACTGACACCACAGGTCAGGTCGCATTGGTCCCTGGCAGCGAAGTAACCATCAACGTATATCCAGAAGGCAACACTTCTGGCGATGACTACTACACTGGCACGGCTATCGTAACCAGCAAGTCGGTCACAGCTTCTTTTGACGGCATGGTTGAGGCATCTGTTAGCCTTCAGGGCACTGGCACGCTGACATCATCGCAAGTCTAATAAACGGAGAGTAAAAAATGAGTAAATTAGGTGAGCGCTTGGCGAAGCGCAGCAATGAACTGCACCATTTTGAGATTGAGGAATGGGGCGAAGATGATGAGCCGCTCATCATTTATCATCACAAGTTCACTGCTGGTGAAATGAACCGCGTACAGAAGAAGCACTCCAACTTCCTCAGCAACCCAACACTTGAGGCATTTGTTGACATCATTATCCTCAAGGCGCTCGACAAGGATGGCGAGAAGCTATTTGACATTGGCGATAAGCCTGTGCTGATGCGCGAACAAATCGGTGTGATTTCACGGGCGGCAAATAGTCTGATGGCTGGCACTGATACTGAGGAGTTGGAAAAAAACTAAGGGACGATCCGTTTAGGTATAACCTATTTACCTTGGCGGATCGCTTAGGAAAAACCATCGCAGAGATTGAAGAAATCTCAATAGACGAGTATAACGAGTGGGCGATTTGGCATACCTTAGAGGCTGAAAGGAGCAAAGGGCGTGGCGGCAGCACAAAATCTTGAACTCACGCTCGATATGGTTGTCAAAAACCAAGGCGCAATTGCTGAACTTTTAAGGGACGTTGGCAAGCTTCAAAAACAAGTAAAAGCGCTAGAAAACGCTACTGGAGGCGCTGAGGATGCGGTTCGCAAGATGGGGCAGACGGTCCAGAAAGGCACGCTTCCCATTGATGCGCTTTCCAAATCCGCTCGGCAAAACCGCCAAGCCATGCAGATGGCGGGTATGCAGATTGGTGACTTTGCTACGCAAATTTCAACTGGCTCAAACCCCGTTCAGGCATTTAACCAGCAGATTGGTCAGTTGGGTTATGCCTTAAGCACATCTGCAAAACCAAGGCTTGCTGCCGTTGGTAACTTCCTTGCTGGTCCTTGGAGTATTGCGGTTCTTGGGGCCACGATGATCTTGGGTCCGATGATTCAAAATTTATTT